GGTGGGCGAACTAAATCTTGAATCATCATTGCCGGCAAAGTAACTGAGCGAACAGCTCGAGTTAATAAAGCTTCTTGTACGCTTCCAAAAGGACCCATGTAATCATAGCGGATCTCTGGCCCGTTGTTGACAATGTCTCGGCCTTTAGTATGGTCATAAACGCTGTCTTGTCCCATTAGTTCCACCTTGGTTTCAAATGTGCAAAGTGTTGAGCAATGCGGGGATTAAATTCTGCCGGAACGTTAGAAGATATGTTTGCTTTACCATCATTTACTAAATGTGGGTGGGGAGCAAGCTCTTGCTTAGGTGCGTTTCTACGAACATTCATAGTAAGAGCGCCATCATTATCTACAAGCTTTGCTCCAACTTTAAGTCTACGATCCGGTTTAAGATTTTCAGGCCACATATATTGACCCGGATCTATGCGCTCACCTTTGTGAACTCCTCGTTGATAACCGCGTTGGTTTTGACGTGATTTTAAAGAGTCTAAAACTGTGTCAGTATTATTACCGCGGTCATCACGACGAGAACGAATAGTTCCTAAGTACCCGTCTGGATACTCTGCAGAAGGGGCACGACCTACACCAAGACGCAACGAATCCATGGCGCCACGAGGAATGATAGGAGTACCGCCGCCACCTGTAGTGGTGTAGGCACCTATATACCCGCTAGCTCCTAGGTACTGCCAGTTTTGATGTGAGGAAGGCATACCTAAAGTTTACTACTTCTTCTTTGGTGTGGCCTTCTTAGCCGCTTTCTTATTTGACTCGTCTAAGATAGCGTTAAGTTGCTTTGTAATCTCTGGAACAGCTAGGCGAGAAACCAACCCAAATGCTGGGTCTTTTGGGTTAAACGCACGAAGTGCTACCGGAATTACCGCTACTAGGCCGGCTGCAACAAGACCTTTAGGGTCAGTGTTTCCGGTTACCCATAATGCTGCGGCTGCTGAGATAAATGCGCGGCCGTAAGATGCTAGGGCTGCTGATACTTTTGGATCTAGTTTCATTTTTGCTCCTTATTTTTTTTCTGCTATTAATGTGTATAGTTCGTCAATTCTAGTTTCAAGACGAGTAACAGAATCTTTTAAACTGCTGCCACCGTTTGGTTTTAATTCTGCAAGATAATGCTTAACCATCCAACGAACCATTATAGCTGTTGAACCAATTAATGAACATAAAGTTACAGCAAACGCTGCCCAGTCTTGAGGTGACATTAAATTCTCCTGAGTGATTAATTATGGGCTAACTATGATACACAAAATACACCGTGTCATGTTAAAGTAATTATCTGACTTAAGGAGAGATAAATAATAGCTTTGCGTATATTCGCAGCATTAATTCTCGCACTATTCCTACTTATATTGGGACAAAACACAGCACAAGCCGAAGACCCAGCCGTAACTACGGTTGTAGTTAGCCCTGCTTCCACAGGGTCTGAGACCGCAACTGTTCTAGTTGCATCTCCAAATCCAGAACCCTCTTCTGCAACCGCGGACCCTCAAACTTCCAGTACGAGTTCTGGTGCTGAGGTAACTCCTGCCCCGTCATCTTCTCCTTCTTCTGAGCCAACTTCTTCTCCAACACCCTCACCCGAGGCATCGCCAACAAGTACCCCAGAACCAACCCCAACCCCAGAACCAACCCCAACCACAGAGCCTGCTCCATCAGTAACCTCCGTTCAAGAAAAAATTGAAAGCGCAACTGTAACATTAACTACTGCTGTACAAGCCGCAACTCCTGAAGCAGTTTCTTCGGCAGCTCCTGAAGTTGCCGCTGCTACTACGGCTATTGCAGCTGCTGATAGCGCTACTGCCGTAGCTATTGTGGCCGTACAAGCTGTAGATTCTCAAACAGCTGTTGTAGCTACAGCCACTACAAATCTAACTAATGCCCAGACTGCTTTAGAGGTGCTAACAACCGCAACAGAAAATACTAAGGTGTACACAACAGAAGGATATGTAGCCCCTGTTGCCCCAGAAACACCAACAGTTACTACAACAACTCTTCCGCCTATGTACGATGGCGCAACTAAAATTCAAACCCCATTTGATATTAAAATGGGAGACACAGTTTATGAGGGTCAGGGAACAGCTAGCCAAATTTACGTAACTTCAAAGGCAACTATTACCTTTGGTACTGGCGACGTTAACTGGTGGGATTTCCCAGCTGGCCCAAGCATCTCTGTATTCGGATCTGACTTCCAAAGCGCAGGACCTAACGCTGGTATTACCGTAACAACTACAGAAACAACTCTTGCTGTTGACTGGGATCTTCATAGGTTTGCAGACCCAAATAGCCCTATTACCAATGTTAATTGGACTATGACTGTTAATCCTACGACCGGTGAATGGACAGGTATTGGAACTGTTGCGGGAAACACAACCCAGCTTCACAATGGTCCACGCATAGGTGTTCGTGAGGCTGCAGGACAACCTGTAAAGCCAATGACTGAGGTAAGCACGGAAACTATTGCTGCAGCTCAAGAAGTTGTAGCCGATAAAACAGAGGTCAAAACAGTTGAAGTTGCTACATTAGTTACTCTTACAGATAGTGCTACAGCAACTATTGCTATTGCAAATCAATTAGCAGATACTGCTACCGCAACAGTAGCTACCGCTGTTACTGCTATTCAGGCTTACGTTCCGCCTGTAGTTGTCCCGGAGCCAACACCTCAACCTGCTCCTCAACCCGAACCAACTCCGACACCATTGCCTGAGCCAACCCCGACTCCACAACCTCAACCTGCTCCTCAGCCTCAACCAGTGCCAGTTGAGCCAACACCTCAGCCCGTTCCTGTAGAACCTCAGCCACAGCCTCAGCCACAACCAAACCCTGAACCAACTCCGCAGCCAGACCCAACACCCGAGCCTGCTCCTGAGCCAACTCCAGAACCCGTTCCTGAGCCTCCTGTAGAGCCTGAACCACCCGTCGCAATTCCTGATCCTGAACCAACCCCACCTACTGAGCCTGAAACTGATATAGAAACGCCATCAGAACCCACAGAAGAGCCGCCAGCACCGGTAGAGCCCGAAGCGCCACCCGTAGAACCCGAGGCGCCTCTGGAACCTGCCACACCCGAGGAACCAGCACCAGAACCAGAGTCACCATCGCCAGAGCCAGAAAATCCGTTAGAAGAACCATCTCAACCTCCTGTTGAAGAAGAACCAGCACCAGAACCAGCTCCAGTGCCTGAACCAGAGCCTACCACACCGGCCGAAGAGGTTGCCTCTGCTGTTGAGGATGCTAAAGCAGACGGTAAGGTGACTGAAGCCGAGAAAGAAATCATTGCTGAAGCTTTGATTGCTTCTGTTGCTCCTGGAGAATCTCTTACAAAAGAACAGATTCAAGAAGCAGGCATTGAGTATAAGGACCTACCGCCAACTACTCCTGTCGAGGTTAGGCAGGATGAAAACGGCAACGAAGTTATAATTACAGCAGACGTTGCCGCAGCCCTCGTGCTACTAGAGAACCCTGCGGAATTAATTGGCGAACTATTCAATGACCCTGGTCAAGCCCTCCAAGCACTCGGAAGTATCGGTGCTGATATGTCTACTGAAGAACGTGAAGAAGCAGAAAAAATGGTAGTCGCTGCCGTTATTGCGGGTGGTGCTGCACTTAATGCAGTAGGAGCCGCAGCAGCTGGTGGAACCACATCAGGTGGATCTACTGGTGGAGGTAGTAGTGGAGGCGGAGGCGGAGGCGCTTCCGGTGAATCAGGATATAGGAGACGTAAACCTTGAGAATACTAAGAGACATGATTGATCAACTATGGACATTGCTTGGCATGTTCATTGCTTGGGTAGTACTAGACGGTTCAGCAAAGACAGTCGTTGGCTACGCAATTTTGGCAACTCTTTTTGCTTGGGCTGTTACCTATCCATTACGTAACCCAAAGGACGAATAATGAAATCAATCGGAAATATTCTCCTCCGTATCGTAGCTGTATTTGCAGCTAGCGGTCTCGGAGTTATTGGTGCCGGTGCAGTTGCCGGTATCTCAGTTGTAAAAGCTGTAACAGTAGCTGGCCTAACCGCTGTTGCTGCAGTTGTTGAAAAACTTGCCCGTGGCTTTATGAATGACGGAAAGCTTGATCTAGAAGAAATCAACGCAGCCTTTGCCGCTGTTGATGTTAACTCTAAGACTGAAGCTGACTTGAAGGTTGAAGCTAAGCAAAACGGCGCAGACATCGTAATCTCTGCACCTACTGCAACTAAGCCTGAGGGCGAAGTTCCAGCAGAGCAGCCAGTAGATGAGGATTGGAACAAGTAATGGCAGATAAAGGAACAGCAGCTAAGCTTATTGAAGTTGCTACAGCTGAGCTTGGAACAATTGAAGGTCCTAAGGACAACGAAACTAAGTACGGTGCTTACACAAAGGCTAACTTTCAGCCATGGTGTGGGTCATTTGTAAACTGGTGCGCTAACGAAGCTGGTGTAAAGGTACCTAATACCGTTTATACACCTGGCGGAGCAGCTGCATTTAAGAAAGCTGGTTCATGGATTGACGGAGACGTCGCAGATCCAGAACCAGGCGATATTGCCTATTTTGATTTCCCATCAGACGGCGTCGATAGAATTTCTCACGTTGGAATTGTAATCAAGGACAACGGTGATGGAACTGTTTGGTGCATTGAAGGAAACACTAGCCCAGATGAAAAGGGCTCACAGCGCAATGGCGGTCAGGTTTCTAAGAAACTTCGTGCTTACAAGAAGAACCCTAAGAAGGTTATGATTTCAATTGTAGGCTTTGGTCGCCCGAAGTTTGGCGCAGCTCCAACAGCTCCTGCTGCTGCAAAGTGTTCTTGCTGCGGTAAATAATGTATTACCTCACCCACATCACATTCCAAGGAATATTTATTGCAACAATAGTTGTAGTAACAATCCTTGGAATGTGGTGGGCTGAGCGCTAACGGTCGTTCTTACCGCCAAGCACAGTTAATTCTCTCCTAGGATCAAACCCATCACCAACAACTAAAGAAATAAGTCCTGGTGCGCTTTCAAGTCCAGACTTATCACGGAACCAAGCAGAACCGTTATCCATTGCTGGATTCTGAATAAATAAACGTGGACCTACATTCTGTGCACGATAGTGGTGATAGTGGCCAACATTAAGAATGTCTGCGTTAGATACAGAACAACGCCCCATAACTTGACCTTGCCACCACTTAACCATGTCACGTGACTGATGTCCGTGAGCCATGCCGTACATAACACCGCTTAGGTTTACTGTCAGAGTACTGTCATCTGCTGCTGGGTAACGGAACTCAACGCGATCACGTAAGAACTCGCTCTCTTTACAGATGTCCTCTACCTGAGCAACTACGTCAATCTGCCAAGAATCTTCAGGACGTCCTACTAGAAAACGCTGTACCTCATCGTGGTTACCTGGAACTACCGGAACAATAAGCTTGTCTGTTAAAGGTGCAAGCGCCTTAATCTGAGCAAGAAGCATACGGCGTCCAACGCGTACCTGCTCTGACACACCAATATCGTGGCGCCCCATTACTTTACCCTTTTGGCTTGTCATACCTTCAATGCAATCGCCAAGCTGTGGCAATGCAATTTGTTTAATGCCGTACTTACCTGCTAAATACTTGTGATGTTCAACAGCTTCATCAATAGACCTAAGAACCCTATCAATAATAGCTGGCGTATCATCTTTACCGTATTGCGTATCTCCGATGCTGTAAACAGCAGTTAGATCTCCATTAGAACTAAGAATATCTTTAGGTTCCCAGTTAACAATTAAAGACAGTAGTTGTTCTAAATCATAATCAGGTGCGGTTGCCTTACCTGAAGGAACAACGTTAACTCTAAATGACTCTAGCCAATCTCCATTAAATGTTTGCCAACGTGAACGTCGGTGGGAAACAACAGTCCACTCAGATGGATCTAACTTTGCCTCAATAAGAATTTCTTCTGCGCCAGGGGTATTACCATCTGGTCTTGGGGTAGAAACAATAAATCCACCATCAGTTCCAATTTCAGAACGTGGTCGCCATGCTTCTGGAATATTCTTACTTGACTTATCAGAACCTTGATTACTGGTTTGAATTATTGCGTCATAATCATCTGCTAAAGACATACACAATCTCCTTGTCGGTGGTCACGAACAGCTGTTTTGCCAAACGTGCCTCCGGCACGGCGGAGTAACATAAATAAATCTTTTGTACTTAAATCATCATCTTCGATAGCTGTATCTAAAGCTTTTTTATCTTCTTCAGAAAGGGTAGCTGCCCATTGCCCTACAATGCATGCTTTCAAAGTATTCATAGTTTTTACTTCTGTGTACAAATCTTGCAACGACATTGGTGCCTCCAAGTAATAGTCCAATTGCAGTACTAGGCCTTAGAGATAAACTCTAAGACCTAGTGACTAGCATACACGAAATTAGTAAGAAGCGCCCATTCCACCATCAAAGTTGGTGCGGTCACGCTTTGTAGCAGTTGCAATGATCTTTCCATTAGCCTGAGTCATACCAGCTGCTGGGTCGGTCATCTTTGTATAACTTGCCTTAATCGAGTAGGCAGCGCCTGTGCGCTCTCCTCCAGGAGTTTGAGCAACGTTTGAACGGTTAGCCTTTGAGCCTGCTCCAGTTGGGTCGCCAGCTTTTGCGTTACCCTTTTTTGGAACAAGTGTTGCCTTGCCTGTGCCGGTAGCAGACGTTGCAGTAAATGCAATGCCTTCTTTGCCCATTGGCTTGCGGCCTTGGTTAGCTGAACCAGCAAGAGCTGCGTCGTAATCTGAGCTTGCCATAGTGGTACCTATTCTGTTAGAGATCTCTTAATACAAGAATATATCAATTTACATTGATAGTAAAGACTATCGCTGAAATTTGTCCGTCTCTTGAGTCAACGGTGGTGAATCCTGGTCGGCAGCTTAGGTCTAAGCCTCTAGGAGCTACGTAGCCCCGGGCAATAGCAATAGCTTTTACGGCCTGGTTTACTGCAGAAGCCCCTACGGCTCGCAGTTTAACCTGCGGGCGTTCGTACAGTGCGTGTGCAATAGCTGAGCCTACCGATTGTGCATTAGAACCGGCGCTTACACGCAGGAACTGTTCTTCTGTTGTATCTTTTTCAATCACGAGTTTGTAGTCCTTTGGATTCGATTAATGATCGCCCACCCAAGGAAAACGGTACGTTACTTAAGAAGCCCCGTCAGCGTATCCAGCTTCTTTTAATAGATTAACAAAGTCCTCTAAACGAAGAATAACAGGCCACTCCCCAATGCTGGCCTCTCCTTGGCCATTAAGCCTAAGTACGGCAACTGGCAAATCTTTGCCGTTATGGCGGTCTTTTAGCTGTTTTATAGCTGCAGAAGGATTAAATCCTGTGCGAGCCTTTACCTCCCAATCAATGCCTATAGTTCCCGTGACATCTGTACCAGAACGCCCAGCGCCGGTAGATTCTGCGTAAGGCCAGCCATTAGCAGCAAGATAGTTAGCTACAATTTTTTGAGACTTGTACCCTCTATGTTTACGGCTTTGGGAAGGCATCGTGCATCCTAGTTTTAACCAGCATAGTCAAGTCTTCAATAGACCCATTGTTTACAAAAATCTGATCTACTTTGTACCCATCTAACTCAGATTACTGGACCAACCCCAACACGCTTTACACGCCAAAGCTGACCCCCCATAAGATTAATAGCTACAGCTTCATTCTCAAACCGGACATCAGTAATGACAACTCGGTCTTCTCGGATAGCTTTATTTAACGCAGCATTAACCCAGATGTTTTCGTCGATTAGTTCTCTAGCAGAGATCCCCAGATCTTGTAGCAAACGCCTAACTTGTGGCTCCTGCTTTGCTTTATCCCACCCCACTAAGTTAATTAAATCTTGTAAGTAACCCGTAGGACTGCATGCAACCATAGGATTGATACCGTATAAAAAATCTCTAATCTTATCTGCAAAAGCAACACGAGTGTACCCGTAGTTTTCTACAAGAACATTTGCCAAAGTATCTTTACCCGACTGTGCGTACCCAGTAAGACCGATTAAGTTGTAGTTCTTAACTACCCCTAACTCATCATCTGTAAACAAGGACATCTGTTCATAACTCATGGCGTCATCCAAGTGCTTCTACCTACAGCCTTGTTAATGTTTACTCGTCTAGTAATCTCTCTATTAATTAAAGAAATATCTTTAGACAACCGATCTGAGATGATATGGATTAAGCCGTGATAGTTAGAGAGCTCTTGAAGAGCGGACAACTTCTCTTGGTAGTCAGGGTCAACCTCTACTTCAGCATCAATCATGCCAACAGCTTTTCCAGAACTCTTTAAAGCCAATTTCTTTTTAGCTTTAATTAAAGCTAAGTTCTTATCTGCCTCAGCCTTATCTACTTCAGCACACCAAAGCTGCAAACTTATAAACTCTAAATAGGCTACGTATTTGGCGTACAGATCCATAACCTCTTCCTCCATCATTCCAGTAATATCTGCTGGAAGAGCTGGAGCGTTATAAACGTATTCCTCATTTACTACTAAACCTTGTGCTTTTAATGCCGCAATAGTTTTACTACTAGCTACAGCAGACCTTAGCTCAATTGGACTCATTACTGGCCTCCCCATCCTCCACCTTTAAAGTGAACTGCCGGCGGCGTCCACACCTTAGTTAAAAACTCCCCGCACTTATCGCACACTGGACGGTGTACGTCATCAAAACCGACATGCATCTCTACAGTGGTGTCACACTTCATACAAGTAAAATCATACTTCGGCATTTTCTACCTCCCGATACGGCTCGCAACGTTTACATCCCTTTACTGGATCAATACTACACATAGGTGGTCGGTTGTTGTCAACTGCCCAAGCAATGTCTAAAGCTTGGTCAAAAAGATCTTTAGTAAACTCTGGGTTATATTTGACCGTAAATTCTTTATAATCTTGGTTAGCTTTAAGCTCATAGATAAAAACAATCTCATTTGGTGCAGATGGAAGATCCCCACTCTCAACCATTAAATGGGTTAGGTGAAGGTAAACCTGACCTTGAAGTTGATGAGTGCGAAAAGGCGCACGAATGTTTCTCCAAGCCTTTTCTAGATCACCATCTGCTTGAGCCAACAAAGCTGGGGCTTCAAAACGAAGTGTCCCTGCACCAATAGATTTAATCTCAATAAGGCAGTCTTCTCCAAGAGTCTTTACCCAACCGTCAGAATGACCACCGATTCGATGCTTGTTACTCCAAAGAGGAACTTCTTTATACTCAAAACTACCGCAAGCATCATCATTAAAGTTTAACTCAGAAGCTAACTCCCAATCAGTAGGGCCGCACTCTGAGCACTCCCACTTGCCGTATAGAACTCCCATTTCAGTAAGCCACTTCTGCCATTTAGCATGGATAGTGTGGCCCTCGTCAAAAATTGACTGTAAACGAAGAGTGGGTTTTTCTCGAACTTCTTTATAGTTACCCTTTATCGCATGATACTGAGCAAGGTGACACCACTCCGGCTTAATCATGTCTGAGGGATGAATAATATCCATACGCCGGTTATCAAAAGGTTTAGCCAATAGGTGACGTTCAATTGCCCCCATCAACCTAGTCTCGCGCTTATTTGCGTCTAAAAACGCCTTTAAAGCGCTTGTCTTAGGTTTGCCCGTACTTGCCATCCTGGTTTATCCATTCGTCTAATGTTAAGCCTTGTTTTGTGTACTTACGTTGAGCGGCATTTCTTTCTCTGTGGGACATGCCCCCAAATATTCCATGAAGCTCATCGTTCATAATAGCTTCTTTTAGGCACTCTTTGCGAACTGGGCACGCCGGCTGGCCGTCTTTGCCCCAACAAATTGCTTTTGCCTTATCAGCTATTGGTTTGTATAAATTTTTATCTCGTGGTGGAAAAAATATTTCTGTATCTTCTCCACGGCACTTAGCTTGATATCTCCAAGCCCAGGTGGGCTCGTCTTGATTTTCCATTTAGTCACCTTTAATTGAGTTACGAAGTTCAAAGAAATCCTCCTCTACTAAAACTACGTAGTTCTCTCCGTCAAGGTGAAGACCTAGAACTGGAATGCGACTATCGAGAATCGCTTCAGTTGTTATCTTCTTTAGAACTTCTGATTTAATGGTTACTGATTTTTTACCAGTCCATTTGTGCTCAATCAAAAGCTCGTCGTTTCGTACATCTCCTTTGCGAGACCAAAAAGCTCCAGAAGCAGCGGATCTAGACCCGCCAATTTCTTTTGCTAATCGTTTTTCGTGCTTTAGAGACTCTTTCTGCCCCTCACTCTTCATCAAGCACCAGAATAGGCTGTGCTTTTAAGGTACTCATAACTGCCTTGCTGATCTCTTCACGAAGGTCAATCTCTTCACGAAGTGAATCAATAAGGGCAGCAGCTCCCTGCCACTTACGCTCACCATAGTACATCCATCCGCCACGTCGATCAACAATGCCATTAAGAATACCTAGGGCAACGATCTCCTTACCGGTGTCGTAACTACCTGCATCAATGGGTCCGCCATCAGCAAAGTAAAAATCCATATAGGCAGTTTGCTGTGGTGGGAAAGTCTTGTTTTTTACGGTGCGAACGCGAATAGTTTGACCGACACGACGCTTTTCTTGTCCAGTACCGACTTCCAACCACTCATCGCGCTTAACTTCACAACGAACAGCATATGCGTAGTCTTTACCAAGCCCTCCAGGGGTAGTGCGAGGATCTCCGTGCATAACGCCGATTTTCATACGGTACTGATTGATCATAATTCCCAATACTGGGCGCTCTGACTCAATAAGATCACGCTTAGTAGCGCTAGCTACTTTTCTGAAGAATTTGTTCGTGATGAGGGCTCCACGTCCCACAGTGAATTCTTCCATGTGCTTCTCGTCTTCCGCTGAAGGAACGAGAGCGGGGAGAGAATCAATAACAACCATGTCAACAGCTTTGCTTTCCATAAATTGGATAACCGAGTCAAATGCATCCTCCATACTGTTAGTTTCTACAAGTAATACCCGGCTGGTATCTACCCCACAAAACTCTGCATACTTAGAATCAAAGTCTTCTGCTGCAATCCATACAGCTGTAAAGTCCGGGTTAAGTTTTTGATTTGCTGCAATCGTTTTAAGAGCAATTGCAGTCTTTCCATGAGAAGCCTCTCCCATAAGCTCTACCCAACGGTTCATTGGCCAACCTCCGCCAAGGACCACGTCAAGAGTAAGAGAGCCAGAAGTAATTCGGTTAGGTATATGAGTATCACCCGCTAACACAACAGTGTTAGCCCCCAGCTTCTTATTAATTCCTGCAGCAATCTTCAAAGCTTCTGCGCTAAGTACCATTAGTTAATCCTATCTACAATTACGGTTGGTTGAAATCCTCCGCCTTGTGACGGCTGCTTAGCTGCAATTGGTGCGCCACCTTGTCCGGTACCACCAACACCTGTCCCAGCTTGAACAATTGGATAGCCGCAATCATAGCAACGTTTGCGTTGAGTGCCAACTGGGGCCATATAGTTAACCGACATGCACCCTGGGCAACGCTCATTGTCTCTAGAACTTTGCGCCTTAGTAACTAGCTGATCTTGCTGTGCGTCGTAAGAAACCCTTACATTAGGAGCTTGCTGTGGCGGGGTGTAAATGTTATTAGGTAACGGAGATGTTGGAGGAGTGTTCTGTGTAGGCGCTTGCGTGCCAAGTTTGTTAGCCCACCAATTGTTATTCGCCATTGTTCTCTACCCTTGATTCTACTAGTCCAATGTTTACTAAAGTTGAAACACAAGAAACTGCTGAAGCTAACGAAACCATTCTAAACAGAGTAGTAAGTTGATCTAAGTGTTCTTGTGAAATTTCTTCGTCCGTATCGTCGTCTAACAAGTATGCAGACGTAGCAATTTTGGCTGTAATATCTGCGTGTGCGTCAATAAACGGCAAAAGAGCAGCAATATTAGAAAGTCGATCTTGACTAGCCTGCTCTTCCATAAGAGCTACTTCTTCTGAAATAGTTGGCAAACCCATAAGGTTTGCAATATCCTCTGTAGGAGTTAACATGGAGTCATAAACGATTTCTCGCATAAGTACACTAAGAGGCACCTGCGTAATTCGTACTTTTTTAGACTTCTTACGTCGTAAGAACTTCATTTTGCCTCTCCCCACCGCTTTACAGTAGTTATATCCGCTAGTAGCGGAACGTCTAGTGCTTTAATACCTTCCATTGCTAAACGAATTTGTTCTGCGGTTTCTTCTGCTAACTCTGTAGGAGTAACCGTTACCAACTCATCGTGCACTGTAAGGATAAGATTTGCCCCGTCTGGGATCATCTTGTTAGCCCTAATCATAGCAAGCTTAATGAGGTCGGCTGCCGACCCCTGGATCACCGTATTAAAAGCCTGACGTTCTGCCCTAGAACGCTTCCAAATCTCGTTAGAACGAAGATCTGGCAAGTAACGACGACGCTTTAACAGGGTGCTAGCAAAAGGCACTGGTGCCTGCCTACGGCTTTCGCTTACTACTTGGCGCTTGTATCTAGCAACGGATGGAAATTTAGCTACGAACTCGTCTAAAAGATCTCGTGCCTCAGCCAAAGTACAGCCAATAGAAGAAGAAATTTTATCCGGACCAACGCCGTACGCTAATGACAAAACTAATACTTTACCAGCTTTGCGATCAACTCCCATGGTGTTTCCAATAGTTGTGTAAATGTCCTCACCATTTAAGTAAGCACCGCACATAATCCTGTCTTGGCTAAACGACGCAATTACACGAGGCTCAATCTGAGAATAATCCGCTACTACTAAAGAATATCCTTCTGGAGCAACAAAAAGATTACGAATAGCCTTACCATTAGGTGTGTGCGGAGCCGGCACGTTCTGCAAATTCGGATTACGGCTCGAGAACCGGCCGGTCTCCGCACCATACTGAACAAAGTCAGTGTGAATTCGGCCTTTTAACATTAAACTTTTCTTTGCAGTTACTTTAGACTTGCCAGCTAATGTGCGAGTAATGTCCCCACCTAAATAAGGAATTACGTAAGTAGTTAATAACTTATTAAGGTCAGAGTATTCAATAAGAGCGTCAACAAGTGGATCTTTACCAGCTAATCCTTGAAGAGCAGGCTCAGATACAGAGAAATCAGAAACAGAAGCGGGCTTACCCTCGTCGGCCCGCTTCTGCCCTGCAGGGGTAAGAACTTTAGGTTTCAAACCCCTTCCTCCATCTTTCTTGAGGGAGAACAACAACTTTTGCTTTTCAGGAACGCTATTAATGTTAAAAGCTTTGCCGGCAAGACGGTAAATGGTTGCTTTAGTAGTCTCTAGCTGAATTTCAAGGTTAGCTTTAAGCTTTGCTAATTCATCAACGTCAATATCTGCACCTCGAAGCTCCATGCGACAGATAACTTCTAACACGTCCATCTCAAGATTAAAAATTCCACGCAAACCATCAATGTCCAATTGGTTTGAAAGCTTTACCCACA